ACGGTTCTTTTGCAGATGCTGAACTTTAGTTCCCCGCCAGAAATCATCCGCGAAATGAGTCCGGCGCTGTAGCGTAGGTTGTCACGTTTGATGGCCAGGATGGCGTCGACGATGAACTGCGAGGTGGGCGGTCGTCCCCGAGCCAGAGCTTTGCCTTCAGCTATTTTGTCGGCATGCCCCTTGCGACCTTTCGCTTGCAACCAGCGGATATAGGTCATCGGAGAAAAGCGCATGTAGCGAGTCAGCCATGGCCAACGCAGGCGCAGCCAGGCCAGCAATCGGCGTTTCCACCAAACCAGCGTCGGGCGCTTTCGCACCAGCCTGCGCTGAGCGGGTGGCGTTCGCCTGCCCTGAGCAGAGACGACCTTCTGCCGCAGGCTTTTGATTTCGAGCGACAATATTTTGAGCTGCAGCAGCCGCTGCGCTGCCGCCACTCGGTCGTATCGCCAGCGCCGGTTCTGCCAGCGGCCCAGCAGATAACCGCCAGCAAAGACCAGCGGGATGAGTATCCAGAATGACACAGCAGCACGTCCTCCAAGCAAAAAAGCTGTGGAGGATACAGCAAGTGTCTTTCAGGCCTAGCTCATGATTTCCAAACTGGTCGTTGCTTCCAGTCCTGCGGAAAACCCAGTCGATCAGCACGAACCTTAGGATGTTCGGCCAGGAGATCTGCGAGGCGAGTTCCCCACCGGCTGTCCGGCGCGATAATTTTGAGCAGCACTTCGGGCATCACGGCCTGGGCGTAAAAGCGCGTCGTGTCCTGCAACTCTGCGGCAAACTGCTTCGCGGCGATGGGCTTGATCGTGTAGACGCGATTCCACAGTCTCTGGTGATGTGCAGCCAGATTGCGAAGGTAAGACAGGGCATGAATCCAGGACGCGAGTACTGCACCGTCAAGGCCAAACTGTTTGGCAATCGGTTTCTGGTTTTGGCGGGTCAGATTTTTGAAGGCTTGCGAGACCGTGCCAAATGAAAGTGTCTCGAACACCATCCAGGATGGCGGCAGTTCTGGTTCACCGTACTTATCGTAATAGTGCTTGATGAAAGCCTGACGCATGGCGGCACGGGCCTGGTCATGGCCAATGTCATCTTTAATGCGGTCGATGAACTTGGCGTGTTTGTAGCGCGGTACAAAGTGAGCCGCATCGAGAAACCAATGCGGACCGTGCATTTCGCTCATGCTTTGAGAGAACTGGGCGCGAAACGCGACCTCGATACGTTCGACGGCATCCATCACTGTAAGTCGCAGTTTTCGGTCGAAAACGTAGTGGTCAAGGATGTCCTCGAAGTGCGTGCCATCGAGAAAGCGATGAGATCCGTCGGCGTTGTAGTTGACCTGAAACGGCAGGGCATAACCTGCCAGCCGATAATAGCCAACGAAACGCAGGTAATGCCGGGCGCGATTTTCATCGGCGATCACCAGCCCGCGACTACGCAGCAGCGCGATCTGAGCATCGGTGTCGAGAGCGGACTTGGTAAATTTCATGGGCAATAAAAAACCCGCCGGGGTGCGCTTGCATGCAGAGGCGTGGCGGGTGTTGTTGGAGCGAAGTATAAACGCTTGCGAGCACGTGTCAAGAGGAGACCCCTCGCTCTTTGAACCGGTCATGGCGAATCAATCCAAACCGACACATTTCTAATCGCCCTTTACGCCTCAGTCCGCCCCTGTCATAATTTCACCATTCGAAAAATGACGGGCCGCAAAGAGCTCCGGACCCTGTGGGCGTGCTGGTCGGCATGATCCCCAAGCGCGCCAATAATAAAAACGAACAAAAAAACGGAGGAAACCGCTTGAGCGTATTCAACCCACCCCACTTTCTGCGGCACATCGGCATGCCCACGCTGCAGGAGTTTACTGAGGCGCATATCCTCGGGCCGCATCTCAACGTCGACTGGAGCCAGGAAGCAGGCCTGCTCCCGGCGCTGGTGACACAAGCGGTGGAAACGCTGGCATCCGAACTGCCCACACAAGAAATTTCCCCAGAGGAACGCAAGACCATCACAGAGTCGCTGGGGCATTGGTTTGACGATCTACGCCGGTGCCACATGATGGCCAACCCGCTGGCGGTGCAAGAATTCCTGAACGTCTGCACCGGTGACGATGCGGTACTCCTTGCTTTCAACACCCGCGACGACCGCGAAAAAGCCTTGTGGATGTTCACCTTGCGCGATGAGGCGTTCCGTCAGGCCGAGTTGCACCTGTCCTTCATGGCCAAGACCAACGGCAAGTACTGGAAGAAGCACCGCATCGAAGCCGGTCTCGATCCCACCGGGGACCGCACGGCGCTGGAAGCCTTCAGCCATGCGGTGGCAGCCTTGTACAAGAAGGCCGGTGCCGGCAAGGCTACCCATATCGAAGTCAGCCAACGCGAGGGCAACGTCCAGATCACGCTCTATGTCGAGGGGCCGGTGACGGCGCTCGCGCACTTCAGCCAGAACCACTTCAGTCGCATCACCACCCGAATCGCGCTGGAGACGGCACTGCTCTACCACCCCGAAACGGGCTTCGTTGAAACCATCGTCAAGGGCGGCGCCAAGAACCACAAGGCTGTGCTGCAGCTGTTCGGTGAGCACCTGCTCAAGCAGATGATTCGCCCCGAAGAGATTGAGCCACAGCGCTACCGCCTCAATGCACTGCGTGATGGCCTGAACCCGTTTGAGGACTGGGCGCCGTATGGCATCCGCAAGGTGCGCCTGCGCCGTGCCATGTTCACGCCGATGGGCGGCACTGGGGTGACGCTGAACATCGAGGCACCCGAAGTCGAAAGCCAGTCCGATGCATTGGCGATTGCCCGCAAGCGCCTGAAAGTCAGCCATGCCTTCGAGGCCGAGTACAACCTCGACGGTGCGACGTTGATGGTCTACCCCACCGAAAAAACCCGTCGCGGCCACTTCAGTTTCAACGTCTTCTCCTCGGGCTCGTCCACCATCAAGAACCTCTCAGTCAAGCACCAGCCCATGGCCCAGGCGGTGCTGCGCGCCCTCAATGTCATTGACAGCGATGAGCCGGTGCCGACGATCACACACGAGCAGGAAACCGACGAAGTGGCGCTGACGGTATGAGCACGGCCCAGGTGGAGGCGACCGCGCTGCTGTGCCGGTTGCTTGATCAACAAGACACCAGCATCAACGGCAAAGCGCTCTTTGAAGGAGAGCGGGCATCAGCGGCGCAGTACCTGTTCAGAGAGCGACTGCTCAAGTTCACAGGCGATCTTTCGTCTGCGACCTGCTATGAGTGCTGGATCGAACTGGCGCGTGTGGTCGACGATGCCCCCAAGCGCTATGCGCTGCCCGAGGACCAGGTCCTGCAACTGTGTCCCGAGTGTGGCGAGGTTGTGGCCCCTGCCTACATTCGCAAAACCTACCAGCCAGCGGTCGAGCAGTTGATCACACACCTGATGATCGGTCTGAGGTTGGCACAGCATGGGCATCGAATGATTCAACCCGGCGTTGTCTGGAAGCTCGGAACCACCGAGCCTCGTCCAGGACAGCTGCAGCCTTGGTACTTTGCACGGATGCTGCATGAGCCTGCGATTGCGCAGGCCTTGCGTAACCATCTGCAGGAAGATCAGCTACTACAACAAGCCATGATCCTGACCACCAGCGAGGTGCCGCTGCCGGCCTGGTCGCCGCTCATCGGCGCACAGGTCAGATCGCTGCACACCGTTGGGCGGCTGGGCCAGAGTTTGTTTGAGTTCTTCGACAACAGGCTCAATACGGCGGGACCACAGGTCGTCACACCCAACGAGCGCGCCCAAACGCACTACAACACACTGCGTTACACAGCCAGCGATGGCCTTGTGTATTGGCAAGGCAAGGCGATCAAGTTGACGCGCCAGCAAAAGACCATTCTGGTGGCACTGATCGACAGTCGCGACCACGAACTGGGACGCGAAGCGTTACGAGGGGCGGCAAGCTCCAAGGATGAAAAGTTCTCGCCAAGCAAGACGTTTCAGCGTATCCCCGAGGTTTATCACGGCTTCATTCATTACGACGATGACGAGCAGCGCTACAGCCTCAAGATCAGTGACGAAGATAAACACTGGCTGAAATAGCGCCCGCATCCCACCACACCCTACGAACCCGGCTGGCCACACCAGACCGGGTTTTTTGCTTTCTGCAAGCACGAAACGCGTTTGTGTAATGGGTCTGTGTAATGCGTGTAACGCTCTGTGTAATGCGCCTTGAGGAAATACACCTGTCGGTAGCGGTCAGTCCGCAACCGAATTCAGGCAACTCACTCAAGGAGCATTTTCATGACCAGCAACACGCTGCAACCCGGCCTCCCGGCCACCACTCTTACGCCGCTGGAAGCGGCACTTTCTCAATCCGGCATTCACCTGCCGACCCCCTTCCTGGACCTCTCGGCCCAGGTCATCCGCGATCTACCGCTGGACAACGTCAGCGCCTTGCAGCGCTTCATCGCCGAGTCGAAGTCGGAGCTGGCCACCCTGGCCAACATGGTTCAGGCCGGCCTGGAGATGGGCTATGCCGAGGAGGCCAAGGCCCAACTGCTGGCCCAGGGCAAGGACACCGGCACGGTGCATCTGGACGACGGCGGCTACGACATCTCGGTCGAGATCGGCAAGGACGTCAAGTACGACCCCAAGGGCCTCGCTGAACTGGTCGCCAAAATCGAAGCCACCGGCGGCGATCCGCGCGAATACATCGAGATCAAGTACAGCGTCTCTGAAGCCAAGTTCAAAGCCTGGCCACAGAGCCTGCGTGCGCCCTTCGAAGCGCTGCGCACGGTGACGCCGAAAGCACCAAAGTTCACGCTGCGCCGTGTTGGGGAGGGTCAGTAATGACCGCGACCCATCCTTACTCCCTGCATCCAGCTGCCGAGATATTCCCATTGATGAGTGAGGCGGCTCTTGCTGCACTGGTGAGCGACATCGCCGCCCATGGCCAGCGCGAGCCCATCCTGCTCTTCGACGGCCAAGTGATTGATGGTCGTCACCGGCTGCGGGCTTGTGAGCAGATCGGCATCGAACCTTTGGTGCGTGAGATCAGTGCGGACGAGGGCGATCCCTTTGCTCTGGTGGTCTCACTGAATCTGTACCGACGGCATCTGAGCGAGAGCCAGCGGGCGATGGTGGCGGCGCGGCTGGCGAACCTGCCGCAGGGTGCCAACCAGCATTCGCCAATTGGCGGGTCCAGGGTGACCTGTGGGGACGCCGCAGCACAGCTCAATGTCGGCAAACGCAGTGTCGAGCGCGCCCGGGAGGTCGTCGCACAGGGCATTGCCGAGCTGATCACGGCAGTGGATCTCGGCACCCTGGCCGTTTCCACCGCTGCCGATCTCTCCCGCCTACCAGCCGCCACCCAGCGCGACATCCTCACCAAGAGCCTTGAGGAGATCCGCGCCATTGCCAGCGAGGTGAGAGATCGCATCAAAAGCGCCGGCGTCTGCGGCCTGTCAGCCGTGCGCATCTTCGATCAGGTCGCCGCCGATCAGAACCTCTCTGGCGTGGAGCAGTGTGCCGTGGTCGAAGTCATCAAGGCGGCAAGCACGCCACTGCCGACCCCCGGCGAGGCCAAACGCATCGCCAGTGCGGGCCCGCCCGGTCTGTTGGTGGCAGCAACCGATGGCCGCTTTTACGGCGCCCCCGGCAATCCGGCCGAGGACCTGCGCATGGAGCGCTGGATGCGTCTGCGCGAGGGCTTGGAGCTCTTGGCCAGCGTGCCTTTCCCGGCTGAGCAAGCCCTCGCATCGATTCCCGCCTATCAGCGCCGCAACGTCAGCGCGTGGCTCGGGCAGGCCGTGCCCTTCATCAACCAACTCAATCAACTCTGGAGTCAACATCATGCGTAATCCTGTTCTGGTTTGTCTGCGCGAGGCCGTGCGCAGCGAAATCGCTCACGCCTTTGCAGTCACTGGCCACGCCAAACCGCGCGACATCGCCCGTCTGGTCTGCACCACCCACCCCGGCGACATTCATGCCATTGGCACGCGCTTGGCCGAGGATGCCTTGACCGAGATCGCCCGCCACGAACTCAAAAAGAACACCCAGGGCCGCGACCTGGTCAGCCAGATGCAGCTGCCGGGTGTGCCGCAATCCCTGGCAATCCAGTTGCCGCCCGCTATCAGCATCCCCGTGGCCGGCCATCCCGGATTGCCCGATGACAAAGACGCGGTGATCTACAAGCCGCTGGCCAGCGCAACGCTGGCCGATGTGGAGGCGCACCTGAAGCTGCTGTCCACCCAGATCAACGCCGACACGCGGCGTCACCGCGCCTTGAAGGAGTTGCGTGACCTGGCCTTGGCCGCCGGGGCGACGCTCGAGTGTTGTCTGCTGGCCGTGCTCGGTGCGATTGAGATGACGATGACGGAGGTGGTGTGATGGCATTTCCAATCATCTCGGCCGATCAGCGCATGACTGAGCGCCACGGCGTCAAACTCGTCCTGCTGGGTAAAAGCGGAATCGGCAAGACCACCCAACTCAAGACCCTGCCAGAAGCCTCCACGCTGTTTGTCGATCTGGAAGCGGGCGACCTTGCAGTCAAGGATTGGCGTGGCGACTGCGTCCGCCCCAAAACCTGGCCCGAGTTCCGCGACCTCGTCGTCTTTCTGGCCGGCCCCAACCTGGCACTGCCCATCGATGCGCCGTTCTCGCAGGCGCACTTTGATCACGTCTGCCAGCAGTTCGGCAGCCCGGGCCAACTCGAGAAGTACGACACCTACTTCGTAGACAGCATCACGGTGCTCTCTCGGTTGTGCCTGACATGGGCCAAAACCCAGCCGCAGGCCTTCTCAGAGCGCACCGGCAAAGCCGATCCAAGAGGCGCTTATGGCGTGCTGGGACAGGAAATGATCGGTGCCTTGACCCACCTGCAGCACGCCCGGGGCAAGCACGTGGTGTTCGTCGCCATTCTTGATGAAGTCACTGATGATTTCGGCAGGAAGGTCTTCGCAGCACAGATCGACGGGGCCAAGACCGGTTTGCAGTTGCCGGGAATCGTCGATGAGGTCATCACGCTGGCCGAGCTCAAGACCGATGAGGGCGAAGCCTACCGAGCCTTCGTCTGCCACACCCTCAACCCCTGGGGACTGCCGGCCAAGGATCGCAGCGGTCGTCTCGAACTCGTCGAGCCACCGCATCTGGGTCAGTTGATCGCCAAGTGCATTCAGGCACAGAGCGCATCCCCCGCCAGCCACGCTAGCCGCCACGCCAGCAGCCCCGCCCTTACCACCACATTGCCCACCCCCATTCAGGAGTAAATCACATGTCATTCTTTGACTTCAACACAGCCGAGCAGCAGCAATCGTTCGATCTGATCCCCAAGGGCACGCCGGCCCGGCTGCGCGTGAGCATCAAGCCCGGCGGGCACGACGACGCCGCGCAGGGATGGAGCGGCGGCTGGGCTACAGAGTCGTTCGAGACCGGCGCGGTCTATCTCGCCTGCGAGGGCGTGGTGATGGACGGGCCGTTTGCCAAACGCAAGGTCTGGTGGAACATCGGCCTGTACAGCGCCAAAGGCCCGACCTGGCAGCAAATGGGCCGCACGTTTGTGCGCGCTGCACTCAACTCTGCCCACAACATCCACCCCGGCGACAACAGCCCAGCTGCGCAGAACGCGCGTCGCATCTCCGGCTTCGGTGATCTGGAGGGTTTGGAATTCGCGGTGCGCATCGACATCGAAAAAGATGGCCGGGGCGAGGACAAGAACACCATCAAGGCGGTGATCGAGCCCGATCACAAGGACTATGCGCCGCTGATGGGGGTGGCGCCGAAGGTGAATCCGGGTGGTGGAAACTCTGGCGCTAGCGGCGCACCGGCGACCGTGGCTGCACCCGCTTATACGCCAGCGGCTGCTGCCGTGCGTCCTACTCCATCTGTTCCCAGCGGCAAGCCCGCTTGGGCGCAGTGAGGGATAGGAGCGATGAATGGCTGGTCAATGTTGGGCCTGCAAGCGCAAAGCCCGTGGCCTCGGCCACAGCGACAACCGCTTCAAGGTGGGCGAATCCAGGCGGTATCCGATGGACTGGGTGTTTTGCAACCGTCGCTGTCAGGACGCGTTTCACGCGCTCTACGGGCAGTGGCTCAAGACCGACCCCAAGCAGGAGGACGTGCTCATGGTTGATCCAACTGAATTCGAGCGCGCTGCCATGCGCCAATGCTTGCGTTTCTTCGGCGAGACCGCCGGGGCGATTGGCTTTGATAAGCCGTTGGGCCACTACAGCGAGGCCGAGGCCTTGGCGGTGATTGAGGCCATCGTCACTGGCTGGACGCAAGCGATGGCGGCGCACCACGAGCAGGCGAAGTATCCACCGGTGCGTGGCCTTGCGCCTTACCAGACGCAGCCGACCAGGCCGGTGGCTGCGCTTGCGACGGCCACACCCGCCTTTGATGCGGCCCATCCGTTTGCGGATATGGAGGACGACTTGCCGTGGGAAACCTCGGCTGTGCCGTCTGTCGGTAAATCGGACAGGAGGGTGTGATGCTGGACTTTAATTCTTCTTCCACTTTCTGCGAACGGCTCACCGGCTTCATCGATGCGGCGCTCGATGCTGAACGTGCCGGACAAACACCGCGCGCCTACCTGGGCGCCTCGCGCCTGGGTGTTTCCTGCGAGCGTGCCTTGCAGTACGAATACGCCGGCGCACCGGTGGACCCCGAAAGGGGTTTCTCCGGTCGCATCCTGCGCGTGTTCGAGGTCGGACATGTGCTGGAGGACTTGGCCGTGCGTTGGTTGCGCATGGCCGGCTTCGAGTTGCACAACCAGAAGCCTGATGGCGGCCAGTTTGGTTTCTCGGTCGCGGGCGGGCGGATCAAGGGCCACGTCGATGGCATCATCACGGCCGCACCACCCGAACTGGGCCTGGCGTTTCCGATGCTGTTCGAGTGCAAGACCATGGCTGACAAGCACTGGAAGGCCTGCGTCAAATCCGGCGTGGCGATCACGAGACCGGTCTACGCTGCGCAGATGGCGACCTACCAAGCCTACATGGAAGGTACGGTCAAAGGCATCAGTGACCATCCGGCGCTGCTCATTGCGATCAACAAGGACACGCAGGAACTCTGGTTTGAGCTGCTGCCCTTCGATGCGGCGCTCGCGCAGCGGATGAGTGATCGAGCAGTGAAGGTGATCACGGCCACCGAGGCCGGTGAGTTGCTGCCGCGCGCTTTTGCCCAGGCCAGCCACTTCGAGTGCAAGTTCTGTAGCTATGCACAGCGGTGCTGGGGAGGTGCGTTATGAGTGCATCTATCCAGCTATCAGGCGTGGGCCGCAGCGTACTCGCGGGCTGTGGGCGCGCGAAGTGGCAGGCTGCGTCCCTTGGGGCGCACGGCTTCCCAGCCCAGGCAGGCCAGCCAAATCGAGCGGGGGATCGGCTTTTCTCCATCCCGGTAGTAGATCAGCATCCGGCGAGAAATGCCCAGCGCCTCAGCCGCCTGCTCCAAGGTCAACCCGGTCTCGTGCAGCCAGTTCCAGATGCGTTCGTGGCCAATGCCGCCGGCTTGTTCGATGGCAAGGTTGCGCAGATTGTCGGCGCCAAGGTCGAGTTCGTCCTCGATCCAGTCGACGCTGCGTCCGGCAAACCCCACTTTGGCCTGAGCAAACAGAGTGTTGTTCTTCAGGGCTGCGAGGGTTTGAGTGGTATCGACCCAGCCACTGATATCGACTTCGAAGCTTTGTCCGTCAGCATAGGTCAGGCGCAGACGGTAGTCGGGCAGGGCCAGGGCGGCGGTAAGGCGGAAATGGT